GTGAAGGATAAGGTATGGCATGCAAGTCCCTACGCTTGGGAGGCTCCAGTTCTTGAGAAGACGGAGATCGGTTTACAAGTAGGAACGGTAGAAGCTGCTGCTGTAGCTGCGGTAAAATCAGGTGCGCCAAAGCCTGTTCCATATGCCGGGTATATAAAAATAAAAAATCCTTTAGAGTTGCCTGATGTTGGGAAGTGGAATATCCCTGTCGCTTGGAGGAATGCTATAGAAGATCAAGACCTATTATTCCATGATGGTTTAGATGGCCCTCTTGGGGAGAGGATATCAAATATAATAAGAGACTGGACTGAGACAAAGAAAGTCCTTAAAATTTATGGCAAGGAACAAGAGGCAGGCAGAACAACCTTCGCTAGTGAAATTAGAAAGGCTATATTAGATGCTGGGTATGACTCTATTAAGTATACCAATATGTATGAAGATGTATTTTCTACAGGATACATCCTTCTTAAAGATGGGCAATTTAAGAATGCTACTTCGCTTGGATTTAGGGAAGGACAGCCTGCGATCTCTGAAAGCAGGGGCAGGCGCATCACTAAGGAAGTGGTAGAGAATACTCAGTGGGCTGAGAAAGGTAGAAGCTCTCTCTTGTCTGGATTCAAGATGATCCAGAAATACATCGAACCTAAGATGACCCTTGAAGGGTATAGACTTCTTGAAAAGCAAGCCATGCTTATGAAGGGTAAGAGAGAAGAGGCTCACAACTTTGGCAGGATTCTGCATGATGTACTAGCTAACGTTAAAGGAAAGAAAGAGAAAGCTGCTCTAACCAAATTCTTTGAGACCAGAGGAGCAAGTCCTGATGCGCTTCCGAATAGGAAGATTGAGTACGCTCCGTTCGAATCCGTGTTACGCGGCACTAAACCTGGGCCTAAAAATCAATCCAAGATGACTATAAGAGAGGCCGCAGTAAAGGCTAAAGATCAAATCGAAAGGCTTGGTCAGGATGCTGTAGATGTTGGCGTCTTAAAGGAAGAGCAATACGAGGAACTGAAAGGGCAGTACTTGCCTAGGGTTTACTTAAAGTACGTTCAGAGCGGACAGGATAGGTTAGGCACAGGGTACATGGCGGGAAGCATGGGCTACACCAGAGCCAGAAAAGATGAGGAATCATTTATTGAGGACCTGGTATCAGGCAGAATAAAAGACCCTGCTTATCTTGCTTCAAGGTATATCTCTATGGTAGGCAGTGACTTAGCTACAATCAACTACCTAAACTACATAGCAAGTGATCCAGCTAATGTTGGTTGGGTTCTTCCTAATCAGGTAGTAGAGATAGATGGTGTATCAGGTACGACAGTATACTTTAAGAATCTTTCTGGAGAGATACGGCAGAGGGCTGCGATACTGAGAGAGGGAGGCCAGATTGATGATGCTAAAAAGCAGGAAGCATTTGCCAATAAGATTGACAAGGTAATTGCCAAGTATCCTGAGATAAAGAATGCTGACACAAGGAAGTATAAGCGTATTCCTAAGTCTGTTCGTTACGGCGGGATGCAAGGTTTGTGGGTAGATAAGATTATTTGGGATGATCTAACTCAGCAGGGAGCAATCTCATCTCAGAATGAAGTATTGAATTCAATATTGCATTTATTCACCAAAATCCAAAAAGCATTTAAATATACACACGTTCCAATGCAGGTTCCTGCTCAGGCAAGAAATGCTATATCTAATACTATCTTCTTAAATTCTTCTGGAGTTCCTATCTGGAGAATACCAAGTGTTCTTAATGATGCGATGGATAACATTGTTAATAACGGAAAGTACATGCAGATAGCAAGGAAGTATGGTATTGAACAAACTACTTTTGCATCTGAGGAACTTGGCAGAATAGACAAGGAGTTTGCTAAAGCAACTAAAGATATTGCTGGGATGCAGACGTGGTCAAAGCTAAAAATCTTTATGGATAATGCAAACGTATTTGGTAGGTTATATCAAAAGACGGAAGTGTTGTTTAAGGTTGCTAAGATTATAGACCTTATGGAGAACAACGGATACAATGAAGTAGACGCTGCTATGGAAGCAAACGAGGCGTTGCTAGACTACAGTAACGTGTCTCCATTAATAAGAACCTTACGTTCTATGCCTCTCGGCTCTCCTTTCATTACGTTTAATGCTAAAGCTTTAACTCAAATGATTAGGAATGTTAAGAAGCATCCTATTGCTACAGGAAAATACTTAGCGCTTCCATTTGTTATGGCAGAAGTATTAATGTCTCAGTTTGATGAGCTTGATGAAGAAGATGTTGAAGCATTAAAGGCATTCCTGCCAGAGTATGCAGAAAATAATGGGAATGTTTTCTTCTTGCCATACAAAGATGAGAATGGGAACTGGGTAGCGTTTGACATGAGTTACTTCTTGCCTTGGGGCGCTCACTTCTCTGTCGCAAGAGACTTGGCAAATCTAGAAGTAGGAGAGGCGGTAAAAACTATTGGTATATTGGGGGGTCCTGTTCAAGGGCTTATAAGCGGAGTTCAGAATGTCGACCCATTTACTGGACAGCCTGTATGGAATGAGAATGATACACCACATCAGCAGGCCCAGGATATTATGATGTTTATGGCATCGTATATGATACCGCCTATGCTTATGCCAAGAAATAAAGCTGGGGATATTGCGGCGGGAGGTGGGCCTCTGTGGAAAACTATGTATGCTTATGATATTATTGCAGGCAATACAGGTAAGGATGGTCTGCCAAAGTATGGCGAGATGGATGCATGGTTGTCTTGGTTTGGTATAAATACCATTAAGGTAGGGCCGTATGAAATGCAGACTAAAGCATACTGGACCGAAAGAGAATTGACTGACATTATCAAAAGAGCAGAGAAAGTTATGTCTGATCCAAATCTAACAGAAGAAAAAAGGCAAAAGTTATATGATGAGTACAATAGATTTGCCACGCAAAAATATTTGGAGATAATGGAATGGGCAGAAAAAGCTCAGGCTCTGCAATAGATTATGTTGAGGTTGAATGGCAGGATATAATCTCTACTGCCGGATGGGAGAGATATGAGGATACTAAGTTACCAACCTTCTGGTCATATGGTTATTTAATTAATAATAATGATAAAGAAGTTCGTATAGCAACTACTAAAGATGAGAAGGGAGAGTGGTTTGGTTTTACTGTTATACCTCCTGGATGTGTAAAAAAAATATCCCCCCTAATTAAAGGGGGGGATCAGGATTCAATTAAAAAGAAAAACTATAAACCCAGCTAGCACTATATAGGCTACGTAAAAAAGTATTATCTTAAATACATCACCCAGCATATCTATTATTCCATTTGTTTATAGCAATATTTAGTTCTTCTATATTATCAATTGGAAAAGAAAATGTAACTAAGCACTCTGGGCATCCTAATAGGATGTCTGCTATTACTGCTTCTTCCCCGCAGAATGGGCAAGGTTTTAATTGCTCTTCCATTATGTGTAATCCCTCAGTAGTTTGCGTTGAGTTACAGCGTGAATATCATCATAATATCCCTCCCCATCTAGTCCGTTTAAATTAACAACTCCCCTCCACCAAGTATATTCAGTATCTCTACACCAGCTCTCTGAGTAGTGTGGATGTGAAAAGCATCCTGCGCTTAGCCCGAATATCTTTTGACCGTCTGGTCGTGTTTGTTCTGCATGATTATACAAGTGAGAATGTCCTTGCACCGCTGAGCAGTGCAGTTTAGAAACTAGTTGATGACCGATATGTGCTGAACTAATAGGTCTTCCTGCTACACCAGATGTAAAGTAATGAGAGAAGTTTATTCCCTCCAGGGATAAGCATCCCTTAAATGGGGTTACCTTCCATCCGTTCTTTTCATACTGTAAGTCTGACATAGATATAGCGCCATCCATTTCCGGCGCTGAGTTAATAGCCCTGTCTATCCTGTCCTCATGGTTGCCTAAACACATATGCATCTTAGGCTTATACTGTTTTTCCTTGCGCTTCCTCTTGTTTTGATTGAGCTTCTTGATAGGAGCAAACAGTTTCTCCTGTGCATCAAGGACTGAATTTACATCCTTCTTATATCTCCTTCCCTCAAATCCTTTGGTTCCCTTGTCGTATGATGAGAGGCTAGGCATATCACCAAAGTCTCCCAAACATACGATAATATCTGGCTGCTTCTTTACTATGTAATTACCAAGAGCGGTGAACCGATCATTGTCATACTCAGGTGCAGCATGACAATCAGGTATCACCAATAGATTTTTCTTCCCTTTCATTATCTATCTCCTTCTTTTGAACAACAAATTCAATTGCACACTCTGCGTTTGGTGTCATGGTCTGATCAAACTCTTCTTGGAAGTGTTTAAATACTTCCGGATTTCTATAGAAGTCCTTTACCAGTGTGATCCTTTCTATATTAATTTGAGAAGAGAATTTGATCAATAAGTCTAACACGTTTATTGAGGCTGGAGACCAGCTTTTATCCTTATGGATTGTGAATGTATGTTTATGATCATCGTTCCATCTGCTAGGAAATACTCCTCCTTCGTACATATCCTCATCTGGAACTGTAACTATAAGGAACCCTCCAGGTTTTACAATTCTTATCCAATTGTATATAGCTTCTTGTGGGTTAACGATGTGCTCAAGACAGTGGCTGGAGACTAGAAAATCATATGTATTATCTTTTACTCCATGCATGAATTGAGCGTCACCATCTCCTTTGTCTATATCCCAGGTCTGAGCGGACAACATTAAAGGAAACACCCTTACGTACTGACCAATAGGGTCTGGACCTCCTCCTATATCTATACCTCTGCCTACTAAGTATCTGGTATGGAAAGAGCCATCATTAAACCTCCTCTTAATTGATTTGCTTTGTTCATCCATTTTTATATATCACATATCTCCTTTAGGTCTTGCATTGAATTTAATTTATTTTTATTTATGTAATGGTTTATAACGCCGTACCCAAAATCTTTTCTTGGGGCTTTTTTTAAGACGTGTCCATATTCCCAACCTACTAAAATAGATTCCTCTTTATTATCTATATATTGAGCAAGAACATATATATCTGCAAATGGTTTGTTCTCTTCATGTATCAGATTATATGCTTTTCTGGCAGTCTTTACATCTATAGTTTTGCCATTTGGAGTTGTAAAATCTATTCCTTTATCTCCACTTGGCCTCTCTTCCCAATCTACTTCTAGCCCCGAAAACTCTGCGAAAGCAACCTCACCAGAAAGACCAACCAATTCGTAGTCTTTAGATAGAGGTCTTGAACTAGCATGGGACTTGTGAATATCATGTCTTCTTTGCGCAATTTCTCTAAGGTTCATATTCCACATACCCCGCTAAGGCATTGCTCTTCTGAGTTGTCTTCATAGATAACACCGCGTTTAGCATGAGCTTCTTCGTATGGTACTGAGGTAATAGGTTGCCCTCCTCTTGCTCCATCAGGATACACAGTTAAACCACGCAGTCCATTAGCGTACTTAGCTATAGTGGTTGCGTATTTATTAACAGTATCTTCTCCGTTCAGTTCGCTTCCCCATGCTGGTAAATTAATGGTGCTACTGATAGCGTGATCCACATATTTTTGTAGCTCATATTGAAATTTAATTCTACGCTCTGGATCAGGGGCTAGATCAATAGCAGACTCAATCTTATTAGGATCAATGCCTCCGTCTATCAGTGCTTGGGCCGTACCGTCAACGACAAATTGATGCTTCCATCTTGTTCCATCTGTAAGGTAGCGTCTGCGGTATGCCACGGCGTAGATTGGTTCCACGCCAGAGGTCGTTCCGGCGAGGATGCTAATAGTCCCTGTCGGAGCAATTGCTCTGTAGCCTTTAGGACGCTTGAGAAAAAGTCTGTCGCAATGAGCGTCAGCGGATCGTTTGCTTTCTCGTTCATAAACTTTCATCCATTGTTTAAGTTCGTCAGTCATTTCATATCGTGAGTCACGTTTAAGTAACCACTCATGCATTCCCATAAGACCAAGGCCGATACGACTGTTCTGTCTACGGACCTTGGCTATTTTTTCAAACGGTACTTGAGCTCTGATAAGTCCGCATACCAAGAACTTACTAGCGAGATTAACCACATCGCCAAACTCTTCAATTGTTTCAATGTTTGCCAGATTAACAGAGCCAAGGTTACAGACATCACTATCATCTTCACTCGTAATCTCCGTGCAAGCATTCCTAAGTGTTTCATTTTGTTTATCTCCAAAGTTAAATGAGAACCCGGGTTCTCCTGTCATCATGGCTTGCTTTACATTCTCTATAAATACAGGATTCATCTGATCCTTTAGCCATGCATCGTCATAGTTAAGAGATATGTTCATCATATCTAATGGAGCAGGGAAATTAAAGTCTGCCTTTTTTAATTC